CTCGGCGCTGATGGTTGGGGACGTGTTGACGATGGGTGTGGACGGTTGCGTGGCTTGGACGTTTTCTGTCACTTCAGACATAGGCTCTCACATGGGTGGGGGTGGCATTCCCTCCGGAGGCATCATGCCATCGGGGGAGGGTGGCATCATCGGCGGACCGGGAGGCGGTTCCATTGGAGCGCCCATCGGTGGCCCTTCTGGCGGAGGAGGCTCAGCGGGGGGCTCCATATACGCAATGGTTGCATCCATGTAATCTCGAAGGAGCTGCAAGCGGTCCTGCGGTGCGCCGTCCAGTCGCCAAGCGTGGTAATTCTGCCTGCATAGCTTCAGGGCCAGCGGGTGATTGTCGTACGGCTCAGGAGTCACCACCTCGCCCGTCTTGAGCATGTGGGCGATGTTTCGGTTGATGACGTTTCGGTCCGCGTTTGCGAGCTTGGCGTACCGCTCGATGTCTGGGAAATCGAGAATCTCCATCATGTCTTCTGGCGGAATCTGGCCGATTCTGCTCATGTCTTCCGCCCACTCCATCTTCCCGGACACCGTGCTTGGGATGGAGGAAGTCGGCAAAAGCTCGATAGCGTAATCCGTTTCGGCAAGGTTGATTTCGCCCCAGTCGATGTATTCAATGGACTTCCGGGACACGGCGCGAATCTTGTAGTTCCCGGCGGCGGCAAGCTCCTTCGCGCACTCAACCGTCTGCTTGGCGCAGTTGAGAACGAACTTGTCATACCGCTTCGACTTCTCCGCAAAGCGCTTGCTCTGGATATCCTGGTACTCACGTTGTGCGGCGCCCGAGTTGAGGCCGGCCGGTTTCTGCCCAGTGGCCTGCAACTGAGAGACGCCAACAAGCTCAAACGCGCGTGCGTAGAGCCCATTCAAATGCTGGTAAATCTCAGGACTGATGATGCTGGGTGCCTGGTAGACAGGCGGCTGTCCGGAGTATTTGACGATTGCCGCGAGGTCGTTGTTGATGTGCTGCGTCGTAACGTCTGACCCCGAGTGAACCAGGTAGTGGCCAGTGATGAGATGCATTCCGCGCTGAATCTGGCGCAGAAGCTTATTGATTTCGGTCTGAATGCCGGTCAACTCTTCCGCGATTCCAATCCCCCAAAAGCCCACGCGTGGGTCGCTCCACCTGAAGAACTCGAAGGGGAAACGGCTACGCGTCCAAGGCTCATCGACAAGCGTGCATCCGTCCACAGCGACCACGTGACGCCCGTCACCGGCACCTTTCTTACTCGGAAGGTGCCATCCTTCGGTGACCAGAATCTGGTCGGCCGTCGTGTTGTAGGCAAATTCCGTGTCCTCAGAATCCACCTGGCACACGGCAATCTTAGCCTGCTTCTCCTGGTCGTCGGCCGCAAACAGCTCCATGACACGGCGACGGTCAACAAATCGACGCTGATACATGCTGCGCGGTTTGCCATAGATGCTTTCACCGTCGTCCGTCACAATCTCCCACGGGAGCACGTTCTCATAGGCGACGCGGCCGTGCTCATGGTCCGCGTAAATCTTTACCGGGCCGGTACCCATGTTCGCACCAACGCTAAACGCGCGAACAAATGATTCGTTGGCGTCGCCTTCGTAGAAGCACCCCTCTACCGAGCGTTCAAGGTTCTTCGCTTGCTGCTGCTTTTCCCAGTCGCCGTCCACCGTAAGAAACGTTGGTTTTGGCGTAGCAACGGCCGCAATTTCGGCCGTACACGAATCGACGCACGCCTTGACCACGTTCATCGATAGGCGTTCAGACAGAAGCGGGCCACGAGTGGACCAAGCGGCATAGCCCCACCCGGCAATCTGGATGTTGCCGTACATGGACGCGTGGAGCATGTCCATAAGCTTTCGGTAGGCCTGCGCGTTGCGTATGGTTCGAACGGTTGCAACAAGGTCAATATGCGCTTCGCCTACCGGGCGATTCCACCAGCGCGGCGAAAGATACGGGCTCGGGCTGTACTGCTCATCTTTCTTTTTCATTCGTCACCGCCGATGAAGGGTTCGATGGGTGCGCCCGAGGAATGGAGCATGTTTTCCAGAATCTCGCGCTGTTCGTCGCGCGGGTTTCTGCGCGGCAGGTCTTTGTCCTCAACTGGCTTCCTTGGCTCAGGTCCAAGAACGATGCCGTCCCACTGAACCACGCCAAGCCTGCGCATCAGGGCTACCTTTTCTTCGAGGTCAACCATGAAAAACTTTCATAGCAGGTCTCTCAGGAAATCCATCTCATTTTTCACACGATTCTCAAGCTCTCGGATTGCTGCCCTTTCCTCATCCTGAACTTTTTGCATAGCTGTCTTGGGAGGGTCTGGCTCTTTTTCGAAGTGGGCAAGCGTGGCTCGCCACCCGTAGAGCATGGCATCGCAACAGTGGTTCGGGAGCTTTGGATCCTCTTCCTTTTTGCTGCCGTCCTTCCACGACAAAACGGCCATCTCTTCGAGCAACTCGCGGCACGTCTCTTTCACAATCTTGATTTTGCCCTTCGAAAAGCGGCCATTGATGAGAGCGATGTAGCCTCGCTTGTTGTGCTTATCCGCTGCCTCAATGGGCAGCCCGAAGCGCTGAATCGCCTGCTCCGCGTACCCCTTTCCGAGGCCACCTGTGTCGCCCACCATCTGAATCGGCTTGTATTTTCGACTCAGCTTGTCGGATTCAACGGCGGCGTCTTCTGGTGTTTGCTTCTGCTTTTTGTACCCCTCAACGATGTAGACGTTCGGGTCATTGCGCCGCCACCCAAGAACCACGTTCCCCACGTCATCAGTGAAACCGTAGTCATGGGCCACGATGTGGTAATCGAGCTTAGGCAGACTGTCTTTGTCGATAACGTCGTCGAGCGAGAAATGGCCGTAGACAAGGCCACCTCCGTCGCTAATCCAGAGCCCCTCTTCGAGCTGTTGCCGGCTTACCGGGTCAAGGATGGCTAGCGAACGCTCGTACTCTTCTACGTTCAAAAATGGGTTGTCCCTGGCTTTCGCCGGAACAAACAAACGCTCCGAACCGTCGTGTTCAACGAAGCGGCGCTTGACCCATTCGTGACCAATGTCGCCAGGGTTCGCCGCGCTCCGAATGCGGAGCGGAACGGTCATGCTTTTCTTTTTTCGGACACGAGAGCATAGATAGCGGTACCAAAGCTCAGGCAACTGTGTCACCTCGTCAAACCCGAGGTATTGCCACTCACCGCCCTGATACCTGCGCCGGTCATGCTCGTTGTCCATATAGCCAAACGTGAGCGTTGCCCGCGTCTTGAGCCACGTAAAGCGGTGGTCCTCTCGGCTGTAGTGCACTTCCCCTGAGCCAATGAAGGGGTCAAGCCACTCTTTGGCTCGGTCAAGAATGGAGCCAGAGCGGTTCAAATCCTGAAACGTGCGCCGGATAATCAGCGCCGCGTAGTTCGGCACGTGCACGTATTCGAGGGAGCCCATGAGCAGGCATGACGACTTGCCACCGCCAGCAGCTCCACCATAGAACGCCTCTAGCTTGTCGCTGTCTAGGAACTGAAGCTGTTTTTCGTATGGCTCTTCCGGACAATACCTCCACCGTTGTGGCCTGCTATCAGCAGACAACATCCGGTGGAGATATTCCAGCTCGATAAGCTCTTCGGCTGTTAGCTCAGAAGAGAGAACCAACAATCCACCCCATCAGCGCGCCAAACGAAACAAGCGCAACGGTCTCAATGACGACTTGCGTCATGCGTCACGAAATAGCCAGTAGATGACGAACAAAGAGCAGATGGCGGCGATGCTCATTCGTCTTCCGCCTTAGCTACGCCCTGGCCACGTTTCTTTGGTTCGGGCTTTGACAGTACGTCAACGCAAAGGATGTTTGACCACGGGATGAGCTTAGAGCCTCCCCCGTTTGTGATGACCACCCCGAGCGCGTCTTGAGCGAACGTGACGCCGTGCTGTACGCCGATGTAGCGCCCCAGCTTTTGGGTGCCGGGGAGCGTCACGTCATCGCGTAGTGTGATGGAGTGAATCAAGACGTGTACTCCACAATGCGTTCGCGTGGCACAAGCGTTGTTCCGCCGGGTCCGGTAATCGTGAGTACGTCGCCGGTGAGGTCGAGCGTGATACCGTAGTCGCCGGCTACGAAGTGGTCCCGCTTGTTGCCGTTCTGATGGTTGAGTTGTGGGGATTGAACCATGTGCGTCAGACTGACGCTTGTGATTGCTGCCATGTGCTTACTCCTCTGTTGAGCCCCAAAAATAGGGGGTACGGGTTGAACTTGTAACGCTCACCGCTGTCAACGCGGTGTGTCGCGTACTCTATCGGCGGCAGTGCAGATAGCAAGTGCCGAACAATCCCGAGACCCCTCCATCGGGGTTTGCAGTAGACAAAGTGCAGCCCGGGCCCCTCTGTCACCGCAAACGCACACACTACATCGGGCATCGTGGCATCGGCCGCGACGGTAATCGCCGAGCGGGGGAGAACGTTCTCGCGAAGAAACCGCTCATGCTCTCTATTCCAGACCTCGTGCCCAAACGTGCGGGCGAACGTGCTTTTGTAGCCCTCGCGCAGCCAGTTATGCAGGATGAGATTCGTGTCTCCCGGCTCACCGGGTCGTAGAAGTATCTCAGTCGTTAGATCCACCGGACCCCTCCTCTACTAGTACTGCCTCCTCCACTACCTGAGCCTCCGGCAATCGCTTGCCCCAGTCGTGACCCGTCAACTCTTTGTAGCGCTCTAGCCGCTCCGCTGGGGTCATCGCATGCACCGCGCTAACTGTTACGTTGTGTTGCGTAGGAGCGTTCGCGCCGCTCATTGAGGCGAGCAGTCTGGCCGCGTTGATGGCGTCTTTTGGCTCTCCCTCCATCGCAATCTTTGTCATGCGAGCGCCGACCACCCCTTTGACCGCGAGCGGGTCGGTTAGTTCTAGCGCAACGCGCTTCATCGCGGCTTTCACTATCTCCTGAGCCTGAGGCACGCTTACGCCCCACCGCTTGCTGAACTCATACGTGCTTTCGCCGTGAATGAACTCGCAGCGGCGTATCGCGCGGCACACTTCGCCAATGCGAACCTCTGTTTTGCTGGCAAATTTCGTAGATAATCCAGCCATTTATGGGATGGTGTGACAAAGAATGTCACTCCACCGTTTTCTACCGTTTTTCCCGAATTATGTCAACTAGTGCACCCCTCAAAAAAAAGAACGCCGACCCCCATCTTTTTATTTGACAGACTGCTAGCTAATAGCTATACATAACATTGTGAGCGGCACGGAGCCGCAAGAGCGAGGGTTAGAAAATGGAACTCAAGAAATCTCATAAGTGGATGGCGCGTGGTGGAGTTGGAACAGAAACCGTTTACACGAGCACAAAGCGCGAGGCCGTTGTGGAGGCTCAGAGAATCTCCGAATCTTGGGGGTGCGACTCGACTGTTTCTAAGCGCTCGCCATCGGGCTGGATTACAAATGTTGTCGTGGTCGCGCCCGTGTGGGCTAGCACGGCGTTCGATGCCGCTCTGAAAATCATTCAATCCGACTCTTGACCGCTGCTACACAATTGCTATACTGTTATCCGTAACAACTGCTGAAAGGTGCAACCATGAAAACGAATCTCTCAAGTGCTCAACGTGCCAAGGTCCTCGTTATCCGCTCGCTGCTGGCAACGTCGTCCTTCGACGGCGTCGAGCTTGCCGCCCAAGCGCTAAGCGCTGAGACTGGCAAAGGCGTAGAAGAGTGCCGCACGACGTGCCGCTTGTTCGTGCTCAAGTCGCTCATGGGCGACCGGGAGGGGGTGTGAGATGGTCGATAACTACATGGTCGAGGAACTTTTGCTCTGTATCTACAACGAATCTCGCGTTTACGAGCAATACAAGGCCATCGTTGCGAACCTAAAAAAGAAGGCCGCAAAGGGTGTGTACGATAACGAGAAGGCAGCTAAGGACTGGCTGCATTGGGTCAACGCGTTTAGCAAAATCTACGCGAAAGACTTCGGCTACCCGGGCATGACATCAATCAAAGCGTGTGACAGAAAAGAATGCGCCCGCCTGATCGAGCGAAACGAAAGGGACGCAATCTTGGGGGGTGAGTCATGAAAAAATACAATTGGGTGGCAAGCTGGGGAATTGAGAACCGAGCAAGCGGTGAGAGCAACTCACTACCGGCAGCAAGGAAGGCAGCGAGAGACGCATATAAAACAAGGAGCGGGGCGGAATATGCCATCTATATCGCAGAAACGGGGGAGCGAGTTGAGAGCGCAGTTAGAAAAATCTGCTTCAAAAACGCAAAGCTAGTGTGGTCATTTCCGATCGGAGAGTTCCAGGCCTACGCGACAAAGGCTCAGGCCGTGTCGGCAATGCATCATTTTGCGAAAGAGGAACAGTCATGAAAAAGGCTCGCTTCAAGATTGGGCAAGAATTTCTGTTGCCGCAAAAGCACCGTCGCGAGGCTGTCATATCGGACATCTTAACCACAACAAACGCGAGCGGGGTTGTGGTGGATGTGCGCTACCTGTACACACCGTCAAGCTCTCTGATGGGTCAACCTGTCTACGGACACATCAACGAAACCACTGTAGCTAAGGGTATTGTGGACAAGTTCGGAAAGCTCCCGGAGGATTCATGAAACGAGAAATCCAAACAAACATCCGCATGACGGCAGAAGCGCGAGAGAAAATCAAAACGCTCGCGTCACTTACCGGGCTTACAATGGCTGGCGCCGTTGTGCTCGCTATCTACGAAGCGGTAGCAGCACGTCAAACAGACTCTTCCCCGAAGTAAGCCCAATCTCTCGACATAGAGCGGAACTCCGCCGCGTTGCGCAGCCTTTTTTCAGCCTGCTCCGGTGTCCACACTACCGCGGCATACGCTCCAAACGAGCGGGCCTTCTCGATAAAAGCCACCTGTCCATGGGTGGCTTTATCCTTTTCCGTGGCCTTGATTTCGAGCCACACACTCCTCCCATGGTGCCCCTGTACGTGTAAGTCAGGGGTACCTTTTTTACACCCGGCCGTTCGACCGCGATACCCGCCGGCGGCTGTCCTCGTGACGATGTACCCATGCGCTTCTAGCGCATCGGTGATGGCTTTTTTTACGTCAGTTTCGCTCATTTGCGCAACTGTATCACGATCGCATCATGAAAAATGCGACGGCTCCCCGTCTTTGGCCACCTTGCATATATCTCCTCAGCCGAATCGGCTGTCGTAAAGAACGTACGCAGCATCCGATCGTACCTCTCTTCCAGAAGAGTTTCAAGCATGTCGCCCTTGACCGTCACGTCCAGGTTGTCGATGCAAAGTTCCTTTGTTTCAAAATATTTCTGAAGCAAGACAGGAAAGCCATCTTTTAGCGGCGACCACTTGGACAGTAGCTCAAGCTCGCGGTGCCGTATCCAGTGGCCACGCTTACCCATTTCAATCATCGCGATAGCTGCCAGGGTCGTTTTGCCGGACCCGCTCTCGCCCATAATTACTATCTGTCCCCGGGTTGACGCGATGGCATCTAAGTGACCCTCAGGATTGGGGGCCCCAATTCTACCGAGCCAATCGGGTGATCTGGTCGCATGTTGGAACCTATCCCTTAGCCCCCGAATGAGGGACACAGGTTTCTCTTTTTGGCCAACAAAGGAAGAATCATCGTGACCGCTCTCTTTAGCCGCGGCCCCCTTGGTGCCCCATTCGAACGCGGCATTGCGCATAATGTCTGCAATGTCTTGCGACATCAGGTCATCTTCATCCTTCATTTCACGTGCTTTCGTATCCACTCTGGGAGCTCTTTGGGTTTGGGGGGCTCAGGAGGCCCGCCGCGCTGAGCATTCCACTCGGATTGACGCTCCTTCCACGCCCTCCACGTTGCTTTCCAGTCGCGCATCATCTTTCCGGTGCTTTGGTAGTAAAGGCTAAACTTTGTGTAGTGGGCGTCCTCCGCATCAATTTCCCATTTAGCCAAGAAAGAAAGAAGCTCTTCCTCTGGAGCCCCCAGCCTCGGGAACGACGTGTCCGTGAGCCTCTTCCTTACCGTCTTCTTTTTTGTTGCAGTTTGTTTCAATGT